GGTTTCGAGACGAGAACTTATGTCAGCTGATAGATTGTGTGTTCTCGTACCACCATCAACGAATGTGGTTCCCATATTCCTCACTGCTGACTCGATCTGCGGGTTGAAACCGTCCAGTGATCTCATCGAATATACAGTCTCGTTGAAGATCGCTCCTGTTGATGAAAGAGCAGAGCCGAAACCAGATAGCTGCCCAGGGATACCAGATAGAGTCGAGACGACCGCTAATTCGGAAGCGTGTCTATTGATGGTATTGATTGATTTAGCGAAAGGCGAACCCATCCCATGTGCTTGTAGAGCGTCGTTGACGATTGACAGACTATCACCGAGAGAGAACATACTAGAGGTCAAATTGCTGATCGGTCTCGCTAAATTATTCAGCGAAGAACCGAGATCAAGTAGACCACCGGAATAATACCCCATGCTGCGAGAGATGGCTCGCGACCCGACAATCATCTGATTTGCGAGAGAAGACGCCATGTCTGATGAACCGAATGCCGCTTCCATGACATTCGATGCCCGCCCGAATCCGGTTCTCGTCAGATTGCCGGCTTGTTCGATTGTTTCTCTGAGAGAAGGCGGTTTGAGAATCGCCGAACTCACTGGTGGGATACCATCGATTGCAGTGGGGATCGCATATCCCCGAGAGAATTCTCCTGTGAAGTTCCCCATTGTTTCTGGGAAGCTAGGCACGCCAGATCCGTTCGTCTTTCCGAAATTTCCGATGGTCTGAGTAAAGTCTCTGTTGATGAACGGATCTGTCGCGCGACGATTGGATTCCGTCATGACGATTGTTTCGCCAGACGCAGATACATTCTGGACTGACGACCACTTATACGCAAGAGTGACGTCAACCTTCAAGACCGAATCGCCTGCGTAGCTCAGGTGGATGTCACCAATGTTCTTCGGATATGCTTCATGTAGACGAATACAATATACCGTCTCGTCAGTCTTGTCTGTTAGGAAGACATCGACATCTCTAGTATAATCATCGTAGAAACCAACAGTTCTAGTGTCTCTATCGAATACTGAATTCATCCAACGATCGAGCGCTCGCTTCGCTATCAAGTCGCGATCGACGTAAAACGATAGCACCAGTGGAGCATATATGATCGAGTGAGGCATTTCTGTTGCTTCACCGAATATTCTCGTATCGGCAGTCATTAAGTTCATACCAGGGATCACAGTCGAATCACACATCATCATCATGTTCTTTGATTCGAGATTCTCTCCGATGTTCGGTATGAACACATAGAAGCGAGCACTGGTGAGAAGACCTTTTGTTCGAACTAACGAAATGAAGTTATTGAGATCGGATTTCATCTAAATTTTCTACTTTCTGTCCAGACGCGTTCTTTACGAGCACCGACGAATCGTTGTACCGGGAGCATCACTGCTGTGTGCCAGAATTCTGGGTTGACTTCGGCGAATGGTGATCCGACCTGCTCGATCAAATATCTCTTCACACAAGCTTGTGCCGGAGCCAATTGAGAAACACTACTGACGATCTGCCACGAGTACTTGATCTTGCTGATTTCTGTGAGATGCTTATTCCCGGTGATCTTGAGGAGCTCGTTGAATAGTTTCATTCTCGGTTGGTATTCGAGATAGTGTAGATTCAACCCCATGAATCCTCCTGGGACTTTCTTATATGGTATGACCAATGGGAACGTATCATAGTATGGAAGAGTTTCTTTGGTCTTCGGATCATAGTAGAAGAAGTACATCTTACCGGGGACAATGCGAGATTGTAGACGAACTCCTTCTGTTTTCAGAGTCTTCGCTGGCGTGAATCTCTGTTCGGCTATCTTGCGAATCTCTCTATCGAACCAGGCGCGAGATTTCTTCACGTCTTCTGGATTGATCTTGACTGCCAACAGGCTACTCATTTGATCCCCAATTCTTTTTCTGTTAATACCTGGAACTCGATGCCGCGTTTCTTGAAGAACGAATCTGCTGCTTCCCATTTAGCTCTATTGACCGCATAAGTCGCGTGTTCCTCGAGAAGTCTTTTTGTGTTTCTCTTACCAGATGGCGGTATCGTCTGACTGAAAGGTTTGATTTCTATTGCGTAAGTCTTGATGGATCCGTCTCTAGTGCGAACTTTGATCATAAAGTCAACGAAATACCGATGTGGTCTATTATCAACAGGGCTGATGTACGGAACTATAGTCTCCTCCGAAGCCCAATTCAACACGCTCGGAGTGAGATCTGCCCATATGGCGAACTTGCGCTCCCACGAACTTCTCAAGATCACGGCATTCACGTCTCCGACGTACTTCTCCGGATTCCGAGGTGTGTATCTGCTCTTATGAAAGTTTCTCGCCACGAACGTATAAATATCTATTTGTAATCAGGTATTTAGCTATGGCTCTCGTGTATAAACCAACCTCGTACAATTCTGCTAATGGTGACGGATTGGGAACTGTTGCCGATGAGGTCGACGGTCAATCGAGGCGTACTATCTTCCGAGAAAACAATTTCAATCTACAGTACCCGAACAATCTAGACACCTCACCAGAGTACGGCAAAAATAGAGTCGTCTTTTTTATCAACGTGGTCTCTAATAGCACGATCAACAAAGAATCTGGTGGCGGTAATATGGATGCGAGAACTCTCACGACGGATCTCCCACCTTCACAGTTTGGTAAACAAGCAGCAGAGAATATCAAAGAACTGCTATACAAGGCTGGTAAGTTATTCGGTACTGAGATTAATGTAGCCGGACCCAAGAAACGTCTGCAGGCAGCGGTTTCTCTGTACATCCCAAATGCTCTACAGACATCATATTCGACGATGTGGGGAGAACAAGATCTTTCTACGGGCGAGTTTATCGACGAGCTTCTTGGAGGAGCGAAGAACACTCTCAATTCGTTTAAGAGCGATGGTCCGGCGACTGGTACTGCTGTTGCCGACCTCGGTAAGACGGTGATTGCTAAGGGAATCCGCGACAAGATTGCCGGAATGTCGTATGTTCAGAAGGCGATTCAAACGACACCAGGTAACGCAAAGGCAGAGCAGCTTTTCCAGGGCGTCGATTTCAGAACTTTCACGTTCGATTATCAATTCGCACCGAAGACCAAACAAGAAGCGAAGACTGTTCTTGATATTATCCGTCTATTCAGATATCACATGTTACCTGAATTTGCCGATGACTCGTCGTTCTTATATATCTACCCTTCTGAATTTGATATCAAGTATTTCAAAGGCGACAAGGAAAATCCTTATCTCGAGAAACAGATGACTGCGGTGTTGACGAATATGTCGGTGAACTATACTCCCAACGGACAATTCACCACGTTCGGCGGCGATATGGACGGAATGCCGACCCATATCAACATCACGATGACGTTCAAGGAACTCGGGTTGCTCTCGAAAGAAACATCACCGTTCGATAAGTCTGGTCTATGACATATTTCACCAATTTTCCAAAGATCCCGTATGCGTTCAACATCGACGGGAAGCCAGTACTGATCAATCTTGTCGATATCGCGCTGAATGTACGAGCAAGAAAAGTCGCGTTTTAGAACTATCTCATATATGACGAATACGACATCGAGGACGGAGAGACTCCGGAAATCATTTCAGAGAAGTTGTATGGGAAACCGCGATATCATTGGTTGATAATGCTAATCAACAATCGATTCGATTATATCAATGACTTCCCGCGCAGATCGATCGATCTAGAAAAATACATCACAGAGAAGTATGGTGCTGGACACGAGTTCGATCAACACGTTCTTCCTGGTGGTTCGTTGTATTATGAAGATCGCTCTGGTAATGTGGTTGATAAGATGGACATTGATCTATTCGCGACAACTAACCCACATATCGCACCAGAAGATCTAAACGAACAGTACGAGAGATATGGTCAAGGTTTCTCGACTGTATCGAATCACGAGGTTGAGGAAAGAATCAACGAACGAAAGAGAAGAATCAAGGTCATCAACGCAGCTGTGATCGAACAGGTCGCTAGTGAAATTATTGGATTGATTAAACCATGACCGAGGAAAAGATAGTTCAAGCTGGCTCGTACGAACTTGAGTATGTCGATATTCTGAAGGCTAATGGTGAAGCGATCAACGTCCGAGATCAGATCGATTCGATCACGATCTATGAGGACATATACTCCCCGTTCATATCTGGTAAATTGACATTCAGAGACACGTTTGATCTTCCGTCTCTCATCGGACGCGCAGGGAGAGATCTTCTTCGCTTCCATATCTCCACACCTGTTGTGACTGATGTGTCACAAGACATCAAGGGAACATACCTGATATACAAAGCTGGTGAGAGAGAACTGGTCAGAGATAGAACCCAGATGTACAATCTACACTTCATCTCGGTCGAGGCTCTCTATGACATCAGCACCCAGATCTCAAAGAAGTTCTCTGGTTCATCTGATGAGATTCTCAAGAAGATATGTACCGATTATCTGAAGACAGAGAAGAGAATCGATGCCGATACTTCCGGAGAGCAGATGAAGTATGTCTCGAATTTCTGGTCACCCACGAAGAACATTGAATTCCTCGCCCAGCATTCAAGAACTAATTCTGGTGATACCTCGTTCATGTTCTTCGAGAATAGAGATGGCTTCGTATTCAAGACCATCAGCGTTCTCGCACAGGCACCAATCATCCAGGCATTCTACGCGAGCGACTACTCGATCGATGTTAATGTTGACGGCGCGATGCGTCTCGGAGAAGTCACGAGGAATCCGACAAAGGACTATAGAACAATCCATGGTTCATATCGGGTCAAGACTATCTATGATTATATGGCGGCACAACAGGACGGAGCAATCGCTAGTAGGATGACCACGTTCGATATCACCAAGAAGAAGGTGGATTTTCCTGAGTATAGGATGAGTAAGACTGGAATTTTGAACGAGAATTCTTTATACCGTCCTGACGTGATCGATGCCGCTCATAGCGTTCGTATGAATATGATGAAGCACTTTTCTTCTAACGCCCACCAGCGTAATACAACGAACAGTGGATACGCACAACAACGAGTTGCTGAGATGCATATGCTTCGAAGTTCGCGAATCGAGATAGATGTGTATGGTAGAACAGATTATACTATCGGAAAGAAGGTATTCCTCGGGATCAACGCGACTAAGCCGATTGATTCAACAACAAAACCAGAAGACAGCGAGGATTTGAATTATTCTGGGTACTATCTAATAACTGCTATCCGTCACGTGTTCAGTCGAAAGTCGCACATCAGCACTATCGAACTGAGCAAAGAAAGTACAAAAAACAAATGATATATTTTGGCGTTGTTGAAGAACGATGCTCCGACCCGTTCAAGACAGGTCGGTGTAAGGTTAGAGTTATCGGTATCCACACGGAGAATAAACAGGAATTACCGACAGATGAATTACCTTGGGCATATCCGGTCACAGGGATCAATAGCGCATCATTCTCTGATGTTGGACATTCTCCGACCGGACTGATCGAAGGATCTTGGGTGGTCGTGGTATTCGGCGACGAGTTCAAACAACAACCTATCATCCTAGGTTCTCTACCTGGGATCCCTACGTCAGAATCGACGTTCACAACACCACAGACTATCGAGAAGCCGATCACACTGACCGATTCGGATAATAATACCGTGACAGACTCGTCTGGGAATCCGATACAAACAGGAGAAACCGAGCCAGTATCAGAGTCAGACGCGGCGAATGTCAAGAATCCAGGAGAGATGGAATTATCAGACGATGGTCGTCGTTTCATACATGGTATCGAGTCTCTCGCTTCTCTCGAGCGAGATAGAATTCGTATTGCTCGCGCTGGTACAACAATTCCTGATAGCACTCCGATCTACTCTTATAGAGACCCAGTCGGACTATGGACTATTGGTTGGGGTAATAGATTTCTTCGAGATGGAACTCCAGTGAGTTCCGGAACAGTAC